CGACCGCCGAGAAGCCGAACAGCGGCCAAGCCTCGCAGCGATGGGTGACCGAGACCGAGGTCCAATCCTGCCACAGCCGCGAACCGATCATGATGGTGGCGGTTTCCTCCGGCTTCGGAATGATCGGCCGCGGCCGGGGCCAGGGCGTCATATCGTTCATGACGAGAGCGCGCGTCCGAACGGCGGTGCAAACAGCGGATGAATGATCCCGTTTTCCTCGCGCAACTGATCGGCGCGGCCGGCGTCGGCATAGAGCCGATAGGCGAAGACGAGGGTGGGCCCGGCCTCGTTGAACTGGAAATTGAGCATATGCGGCAGCGGCCGTTCGGCGGTGATCAGGTGCTCGACGAGCGCGGCGTGCAACGCGACCAGCGCCGAATAGGTCATCACGTCCATGTCGTCGGCGGCGATCTCCTCCATCGCGTCGAAGGCCTCCGACATCGCGTCCTTCATATCCTCGGCGGCCTGCCGGCTATTAAATTCGGTGTCGGCGATGATCCGCGCCTCGATCGACAGCGACAGGTTGATGATCGAGTTTTTGATCAGCGTCGCGCCGACCGTCGCCGGCGTTTGCGATGCCGCGGCGGCTCGGACGAGCGCCATCTGCGGCAGGGTCGCGCCGTTCTTTCGGGTGAGCTCGAAAATCGCCGCCAACGGCGGCCCGCTTTGGTCGCCTTGAATGAGCGCGAGCGCGTGGGCGTTGAAGTCGCCGATGGCGGTGCGCAGGTCAGCGCCGGGTCGGCCCTGGCCGGTGGTCACGGCGAGGATCGCCTCCATCGTCAGGCGCGCGATCGGCGCGGCCTCCTCGGCGTCGGCCTTCTGCATCGATTTAAGCCGCCGCCCGGAGCCTGACGAGGATCTGCTCGCGCATCGCGTTCGCCCGCTCGATCAGCGTCTCGCGGGTCGATGGCGGCGGCGGCCCCGGCTCCTCGCCCTGCTCGACGAATTGGATGTCAAACGTGCAATAGCCGCCGAAGCGCGTCTCCTCGGTCAGGCGGTAGCGGTCACAAGCGACGATCACCGCCGGCAGGCTCGGCATTTGGAGCCGCCCGCCGCCGCCCTCGTCGAGCGCGTCCTTCAGCGCGTCGCGGGAGATGCGATAGTCGCGCTGATAGACCGGCCATCGGGTGTCGACCATGAAGGCGATGCAATAGGCGCGGATCGAGATCGAGAACGCCCGCCGGCCCATGTCCTCGGCGTAAGGCTTCTCGCGCTTCGGGAACTCATGCACGACCAGCCTGCGCCCGCCGTCCGGCGACACCGCCTCGACGTGAAACTCGGCGTTTTTGTAAGCCGCCGGCAAGAGCGCATCGCGCCATGGGTTGCGGACGTCGAGGATGCGCATTTAGACCGCCACCGTGCGCGGGCCTTCGGCCGCCGGCGTCATCTGCGTTTGCCGGTTCGTCTCGACTTTCTTGAACAGCCCGCCGCCCTCGGCCGCCACCTTGGTCCCGGCCGGCGCGCTGACGTCGACCTGGAGCTTGCCGGTGCCCTCGACCTTGTGCGTCATCTCGCGGCCCATGGCCCTGTCCATCGAGGAGCGCTCGACCGGCGCGCTGACGTCGGGCGCCGGGGCCGCCGCTTGCGCCAGCGGGTCGCCGCTTGCGCCGGGCGCGCCGCCGGTCCCAGCGGTCCCGCCGCGGGCGCGATTGGCGATCTCCTCGCGCGAGCCGATGACGGCGCGGCCGTCGCGGTTGACCTGGAGATGGAGCCCGCCCGGCGTCTTGGCCGCCTGATCGAGCAGCGCTTGGCGGAATTGCGGCCATTGCGATTTCGGCACGGTGAAGCAGCCGGCCGAATAGAGCGCGTCGAGCTGCTCGCGCCGATTGGTATGAATGTGGATGCCGGTCCTCGGCTTGCCCGGATATTTCGGATCATCGATCGTGCCGCCGCCCTTGCCGCCGACGCTGGCGATCGAGCCGAGCCGCTGCGCCGCCGACGCCGACACGTCGCCGACGTTGATCGGATAGGTGCCATACGGCAGCGAGCCGCGCCCGCCGCCGCCGCTGCCCCAATTGAACGTCTGGCCGCCAACGTCGACCTGACCGCCGATGTAGCCCGGCCGATTGGCCTGATTGGCCTCGGCGCCCATTTTCAATTCGCCGGGCGGCGCAAACGCCGGAGCGCCGCCGCCGTCGCCAGCGCCGGCAGGCTGCTGCACCCCGCCGGGCGCTAGTCGGCCGCCAAATTGAGTCCCGCCATAGACCGCGCCGCCGGTCCGCTGAAGCTGGTCGAGATAGCCGACGTTGGTGCCCGCCCCGTAGGCCGCCCGGCTGGCTGCGGTGAAATTGGTTTGGCTGGTCGGAACTCGATGCAGCAAATTCTGGGCGGCGCCCTCGATCGAGCCGCGTCGCGATTCGCTCGGTCCCTGCCGGTAATTCCGGCTCGGGCCGGGCTCGTACTTGGTGCCGGTCACCGCTTGGAATTGGTTTTTCGCGGTCAGCGCGCCGGTGATCCCGCCGGGGTGCTTGCGGGCGCGATTGAGGATCGTGCCCATGATCATCGCTTGTTCTTCCGGCGAGTTCTTCGCGCCCGATTCGGCGTGCGTCGCCCGCATCAGTTGGTCGTATTCGCCGGTGCTGATCGAGCGCCCGAGATAGGCCTCCGCTGCGGCCTTGCCGCTGCCGGTGCCCGCTTGGCCCGCCGTCGGGGCCGCTTCGCCGGTCGCCCCAGCCGCCCCGCTGCCAGGGGTCGCCCCTCCGCCGCCTGCCGCTCCGCCGCCGCTCGGCGCCGCCCATGAGCCGGACGCCCCGCCACCGCCGGCCGAACCGCCGCCGCCGCGAAAGCCTCCGCCGGCCATGCCGCCAAAGCCGGGCACGCCGCCGAGGCCGCCCATTCGCACGCCGCCGCGACCGCCGCCCGCGCCTCCGCCTCCGCCGCCCGCGCCTCCGCCGCCCGCAGGACCCGCCGCGCCGGGCGTTCCGCCAGGGCCGGCGATCGACTGATTGAGGGTCCGCAACTCGTCGACCAGCCGGCGCATCTCGGCGTTTTGATCTTCGGTGTTAGCGTTAAGCTCCTGGGTCTGACGGTTCTGCTCGATGAGGAGGCGAGCGCCTTGGCTGCTGCCGCCGCCTTGTCCGCCGCCCATGAACAATTCCGGCCCGGCCTCGCCGACCAGGCCCACGGTGCCGCCGGTGACCGGTCCGCCGGCTTGCCGCTTCCATTGCCCGCCGGTTTGCCAGGGGGCGGCCTCGCCGGGATCTTCCAGGCCCAGCATGGCGCGCAGCTTGGTCCGCAAGGAATGCCCGCCCTCCGCGTCGCGCTTCATCGCCTGGAGGATCGACGCGCCGGGAATGCCGCCGGCCAGAACCTCGCCGATGCCGTGTTCTTTTGACGCGCCGGCATGTCCTCTGAGCGCGCCGGCCGCCGCGGTCGATGCGCCGCGCACGCCGAAGCCGTATTCAGCCGCGAGCGCCGCGGCATAGATCGCGTTCGGCAGGATCGATCCCGACTGCCCTGGCGCGAATAGCTCCGGGCCGCCTTCGCCGACCACGCTGAGTTCGCCAGCGCCGAGCGGGCCGCCTCCCTGGCGGCCGACGAGGCCTTTCGCTCTCGACCACAAGCCGCCCGAAGCGGCCGGGGCCTGGCCATAAGCGCCGCCGCCTCGGCCGCCCATGCCCATCGGGATCGCGGGCGCCGCGGCCTCGGGAACCGCGGGAGCGGCAGCGGCGGCAGCGCCGCCCGGCAAGAGGTTTTTCACCGCTTGGCCGATATTGGACGCCAGCGCGGTCGCCGCCTCGCGCGTCGCCGCGCCCGCCGCGCCGCTCGCGGCCTGAGCGGCATTGAGGCCGCCCGCCACCGCTCCGCCGGCGCTGCTGACAACGCGGCCGATCGTTTTCATCCATTCCGGCGGCTCGAAATTGCGGATCGCTTCAAGCGCCGTTTCGATCTGCTCGGCCGATGTTCGCAAAGCCTCCGCGATCGGTCGCAGGACCGCGGTCACCGCCGGCGTCGCCAGCGCTTTGACCGCGTCGGAAATCTTGGCCCAGCTTTGGCTGATGATCGCGGTCGTCTCGCCCAACTCTCTCGACTGAGCGATGCGCGACGCCATCATATCTTCCATCTCACGCGAGACGTTGGCGATGTCGCCACGCAATTCGGCCAGCTCCGGCATGCCGATGTCAGCCAGGAACCTTGCACGCGCTTCCGCCGCCCGCTGCGACGAGCCGGTCCGCGTCAGCATGCTGTTGTAAATCTGGTCTTGCGCCTCGCGCAGCTTGCGCACGAACGCCGCCGGATCGTTGGCGACCCGGCCGAGATCGCCGAGCAACGCCTCCATCGCCGCTCGGTCGCTGCCTTGGCCCGCCTTGGCGAGCAATTTCTGGCGGAACTCGCTATTGACCCGCGTGATGTCGGCCATCGCATGCGCGAGCCCGGAAATATTGGCCTGCGCCTTTCCCGCATCGACGCCCGAACGCTCGAACGCCTCGGTCAGTTCTTTGATTTGCGCCGCGCCGATCCCGGTCTGCCGCGCCAGCGTGCCGAGCGCCTGCATCGCGCGGGTGTATTCGCCGAGGCTCTGAACGCCCTTGACCAGGGCGACGCTGCCCGCCAGGACGCCGGCGGTCATGAGGCCGAGCCCCTTCGCCGCGGTCAGCGCCGCCTCGGCCCCGCCGCCGAAGCCGGTGGCCAGCCCCTTGATTTGCTCGGTTAGCTCGCCGGTCTGGCGCTTGAGCTTCTCCAGCCCCGCGCCCGCTTGGCCGCCGCCGAGATTGGTGAGCGAGCCGCGAATCTTCTCAAGCTGGCTGGTGACGTTGTCGACCAGCGAGACGTTAAGACGCAGGCTCTCGTATTCAGTCGCCATCGTCGGCGCTCTCCGCCTCCATGCGCGCTTGAAGCTGCACGGTCCGTCGCCTGTGCATCCGCACCTCGCTCAAGGGCATGGCGAGGAAAACCTCCGGGCTCTGGTGATACCAGCGCGCCAAGCGGTAACTATCGAGAACGATGTCGTCGTCCTCGCCTACCAGGCCGAAGGATCGGGAAGAAAAAAACTCCGCAGCCGGTAGGCGCAAGAATTCCAATCGCGCGGATCGAGCGCGTCGATGAACGGCAAGAGCACGCCCGACAGGCTCGAAATCATCATGCTCATCTTGCGCTCGTCGAGAATGACGTCGCCGTCCTGATTGATCCGCACCGGGTTGCCGTAGCGGTTGATGTCGCCGCCGGTCGGCTCCCTGAACGTCAGTTCGTTGATCGGCTCATTGCGATTGTTGCGGGTCGGCTTGTGCAACAGCTTGACGACGATCGGCCAAGTCTCCGCCGGCGCAACGTCAGCCGGCTCGGCCGGCGCCTCGGGCTCGAGATCGGGCTCGCGGGGCCGCGGCGCCGGACGATCGGCGCGCGCCGGCTTGCGGACCTCGGGTCGGGTGACGGTCGCCGGTTCGCTCTCGTCCGCCGGCGGCTGCAGGAAGCCCTCGCGTTTGATGTCGTTCAAAGCGCGATCTCCTCACAATAGAGGCCTTCCCAGCGGACCCGCACTTGCCCGTCGCGGCTGTTGTTCTCGAAACCCGCCCGGCAGGTCGCTTGAACGAGCGTGTACTGCATGCCGTTGGCGAGTTGAGCGACCACGGTCGAATCGGTCTGCGCCTCCAGGTCTTCGAGGAGCAGGCCTCTTGTCGTCGAGATGTCGCCCTCGATGTAGGGCACCCGCGGCAATTCCTGGTAGCCGTGCACCCCGTCCTGGCCGGCGATCATGGTGCGCTCGACAGCGGACGAACTGACGGTGAAATTGCCGCGCAACGGATACTGATCGCCGTCGACAAACACGAAGGCGATGCCAGCGAAGCGCTGGGCCATGACGCTCTCCTTTCAGG